CTACTTCTCTCTGGCGATGACCCCGCACAGACCGATGGCTGCGATGAGAACACCGGTGGTCACGTTCGGTACCTGAGCTGCCAGACCGACTGCCGCCAGGAGATTGACCGTCTCCGTAACGCGGTTTCTTGTCGGTGGCCTGTGATCTTCTGATGGTGGGTCGGTAAGCTGGCCCATGTGAGTCCTTTCGTTGGGCTGCGATGGCTACACCGGGCGATCTTCATTGGCGTGGGGTTTCGCCTGGTGTACTGCCAGCCTAAGCGTTAACACCGACAGTTCTTTGCTCTGTCGCAGGACCGTGGTCCCGCCCTGCGGTGGCGGCCGACACTTTTTCCTCACTCTGAGGCACTATCCGTAACAATCCGGCATTACGCTGGACGACCTTTTCACAGGAAACTCTCAGCTTCCCGCGTGTCGTACGTAGGACAACCTGTAGTCCCGATGCGCCAAAACGCCTGCCGTACCGTTAGCCCTGCATCGGGTGTACCAACCATATGGGAATGTGTAAGCCGGGCACCCGATGCACCTAAGATTCGGACATGCTTCTAGCTCAAGAGCCGGTTCAAGAAATCATTGTGCAATCTGCGACGCCCTGGTGGACCATTGGTTCTGCTGTGCTCGTCGCGCTCATCGGTTGGTACGTCATCCACCGCACCAGCAAATCAAGGGACCGAGAGAACTGGCGTAGGGACACACTTACCCGGGCGGTTTCGGAACTTCTCGAATCGTCAAATACTCAACTCGACCTGATCACGTCCATTCTCAACTACAAATCAGTCAATAAAGAGTCTCTTACTGACCCTATGGCTGAGTTGGTGAAGAGCCGCAGGCGAACCGAAAGATCGATTGAACAGATATCAATATGCATAGCGCCAAAAGTGAAGCACTATGCCGACCACGTTTTTAAACTGAACAGAACACACGCAAAGAACGTCGCATTGTATATAAAAGATGCAATTAGACAGCTAGACACTGAAGTTCTTGACGATCTTAGGAAGCAGGCTCAACCAAACACAAAAGAGCTAAAATTCTTCCACCGTCAACTAATTCGTTCACTGCAAGAAGAGATTGGACTGACAGGAATTGAGATAGACCCGGACCATGCATACGTGACTACTTCCCAACCCGGTAAAATTCGATCAAAAGCAATTCACTACACTTCTAAACTGTTGGAGAAGTTGCGAAAAAGTTCTGTCGACTAAAACCAATAGAGAAAGCCCTCTTGGTGATCATTGCAAATTCTGATCGTTAGTAAATATCAAAATAGATATCTGCGTAAGACTCACCAGGAACAATCAACGGTGTCCATGCCACACCGGAACGTTCACGCGAGAAGAACAATTCCAAACGAACATGATTATCGGCTATGGTCCACTCCATCTTACGAATGAAACACACATGCTGCTCGTTCTTCCAAATGATCTTGACAGCATCGAAGATGTCTAGCTCGGATAGTCTTTTCAGATCGTAGAAGTTGTCAGGAATGATCATCACTCTCGATACCTTGTTCTTCGCCAGAACATAATCGTCCATAATGGCATCTGCCCAATCATGAAAACCTGGACCCAGTTCACCATTTCTGATGTCTTCTATCTTTCCTGTCCCGCGCACAACCGGAAAAGTTGCTTCCCTAGCACCATAGGAACGAATCGACTGCTGGTCGTACCACCATTGAGATGTTTCGTTCAACGTTTGAATAGGTTCGATCTGTGCCGGTAGATCACTGTCCACAGTTCGCTTCTTTAGCTCATCGAGGTCAACACGATACTCACTCGGCTTGACCTGATTGATGACCGCTTCTGTATCGGTACCTTTGTCCAATTTGCTGTAACTGATGTCACCACGAGCGAAGCTGTCGGCAAGAGTCAACTTGGGTTGCGTATCAAGCGTCGACTTGTAACAAATCACATTGAATCTGTCGACATAGACGAAGCCTTTGCGGCTGTTACGCATCGATGCAAGCGCTTCATCGACCTTCATACCGTCCACAAAAGCTGACGGCTGATTCTTGCTGCTGTCCGTCTTGTTTCTCCACGATCCCGAAACATCGATACCATCGATTGTGACGCTGTGACCCAGGCCGTTGAGCATAGGCGCATATTCCTCGGGCAAGTCGTACATGTATTTACCGTCTGTATCTGCCAACGATCTATGCGCATCTTCGACTGTCACTTCGATGAACGGTCTGTTCCTGTAATCGTATTTCACTCGGTAGTCACGAATCATTCCGGTGAACGCAACATTGTATGCCGAAGCTGCATAGCTGGGAGAATAAGTGTCACCGTACATCGATGTTGGAATCGGACTGTTTCCGTAATGGTTGATGAGCATACGTACCCTTTTGCCGGGCATCAGAAGATTGGAATTAGCCAAGCTGTCGGATACGAAAGATAGCTGCATTTTGCTGATGGCATATTCATCTCTCCCCGCGACAATGCTGTTCAACGGTTCGGAGATATCTGTCCATTCGATACGCTCCAACGTTGTCTGGGTCTCATCGAGAGTGTCGTAGCTGATCGGTTTGCATGACTCCACCCAGTAAGGATCGGATGATACAAGTTCGATCTGGCCTGTATCGGATTCGATGACAACTGTCTTGCGCTCCCCCGCCGATGCTGCGAAAGTGCCGATCAATGAGCCTCTGGTCCTATTGCTTGACTTGTAGATGTCCAGAGAAACAGCTGAATTGTTGCCGAAGAACGTCAACGCTTTGGGACGCTGCATATTGTCAAAGTATTTGCGATTCTTCAAAGCAACACCTGTCGAAGAGAGAGGATGCCTGTAAGTGTTCTGCTCCGCTGATGGCAACTCCAACTTGATGTACAGAGGATCACTGAACGATGTTCCGAAATATGCTGCGTTCGATCCCGCTCGTTCAGCGTTCTCGAATGTAGCTGACGCATAATCGTCAACCGCTGTTTGCTTCAACGCTGCCGTGAAGTACACCTGGCTGATATTCGGTGGAACCACCGCATCTGCCATCGCAGGAATTGTATAAACTTGAGTGGTTTTGCTGAGCGAACCAGATGCTTGCAACTCGGCCTCGAACCATATCAACTCCAAGTCCACATCGATGTCACCGTATTCGGTTGAATCTTTGCCTTTACCCCAGAGAGCAAACCTGACTTTCATACCTGTTGCAGCATCTTCTTCTGTACGTTCTGCTGTACCGCTACGTCTCACCATGAGAGTTCCACCGAAGTTCACCAACATGCCCTCAGACACCGGATATGGAATCTTGGACTGAGCCAGCACTGGACCCAAACTCACCGCCGAATAGTTGGTGATGGAGTTGGAACCCGATGGAGTTGACGTGATATCGACATCGGTCACATTGCCGGATGATTTGGTCAATCTGACGTTGTTGCTGATGGAACCGGACCATGATGCAGTAATACGATTGAGAGGTAACGCCTTCTTCTTACCGTTGGGCATCACGAACACACCGTTGTCTTTTTCGATGAACTTCGATTCCTGCTCGAAAACAAGATCATTTTGAAAGTCAACTGCACCGAGCTTAGCTTTGCTGAACGAAACGTATGTGCCTGTACCAGCATTCAACGTTGCAGACAGAAGCGTTGTGTTGATGAATCCAAGGCCGACAGTGTATCGAGCGAAATTGGTCCAACCTTGAACCTTGATGACATCACCGGCTTTCACATCGATGGTCAAACCAACTTTCGATGTTCCTGTTCCTTCGATAGCCGATTCCTTTGCAATGACACCATTGATCAGGATGCGAGTAGAAGTGGATTGAGCCACATATGTACCTGATGGTCTCGCATAGGACAGAACAACCGAGATGTTCGCTCTCATCGGCTGAGCAACCACCAAACCGTCATTCGCGATCACGGTGCCTGCAAAACCGGAACGCACCACCCAGGACGTAATATCTGTCCACGTCTTGTTCGCCAAGGTCTGAGCATTGTTCTTGTTCATACCCATCGGCGTTATGGCTGTTGCCGGTAGATCGTAGGACAAATCTTTGTCATACATTCCGTTGCTGATAGCAATACCATCCGGTACCGCCACATCTTCTCTCCATGATTCGATCTGAACTTTGACGCTGTTGAATCCATTGATGATTCGTGTTGGTTTGACCATTATCTAGGTGCTCCTTCTCCGGTATCCCCGGTTCTAACAAAATTGACTGTGTGTGTTGATGATGTGTTCTGACCGTTGAGGCTCTGAATTTGAGCTGCAACAGATGCAACATTGCTGCTGACTGTGTGGAAACTTGCTGTCCCGGCACTCAATGCGTTGATCTGTGCAGAAACCTCCGCAACGTTGCTTGTCACGGTCACCGTTGCATTGGCTGTCACAGGTGGAATGGTGATCTGCGGTAACGCGACATCGAAGGTGATCGGAACCGGTGGCACCGACAGATTCAAGGTGGGCTGTGTGACATCGAAGGTCACCGGCACAGGTGGAGGGGGTGGAACGGTTACCTGTCCATCCGCAACCACGATGTCCACCGGAACAGGTGGTGGTGGGGGTGGTGGCTCCATCGGTGCTGCTGTGAGTTCAACCGGTGGAACAGTCGGTGCAACGAAGTCCGGCATGACGCCTGTCAGTGGAACCGGTGCCGGTGTCGGAACATCGGGTGGTCCCTGGAACTCACCGATCAACGGCAAGATCATGCCTGTAGGAGGCTGTACCGGCTGTAGCTCACCCACGATGGGGATAGGTGGCAACGCTGGTGTGTCCGTAGACGGCTTGAGCTGCATCGGAACCTCGATAGGAGGAAAACCAGGGTCCTCGAAATTCTTCTCTGGTGGCTTCACCTTCACAGGTATTTCGACCTCGGGGATGTTCTCCTCGAAGTCTCCTAGCCAACCGGCATGATCGTTGAGCCATCTGTTCGGGTCCCAACCGTCACCGAAGATTTTCTTACCCAGACCGCCCTCTCCCCAACGCTGCTCGATGCTGTTGTTCAAGTTGTCGGAGAAGGTACGTACAGCGGCATCGGCTGTCTGAAAACCTGACACAATTTCTGTGGCTGCATTGGTCAGAGATGCCATACCGTCGGCAAACCCTGCAATGTTGTCTGCCATGTTCTGCGTATCGATGTTGGCCATGAAGTCACCGAAAGCATTACCGGCCTGCGCCAAACCATCTGTTACACCGGACCAGTCAGTGTTACCGAGCTTGTCCATGAACGAACTGATGCCTTTACCGAATCCATCCATTTTTCCTGAATCCAAGAAACCCATGACATTGTTGAAACCTGCTGCTAGCTTTTCAACTCCCCTACCGGCTCCCTCGATCCATCCCGGCATCGACTCAAAGACACGCTTGGCACCTTCTACGACCTCAGGTGAACCTAGCTTTTGCATGAAGTTTCCGAATGACTCTGTAAGTCTCGGCAAACTGTCGATCAAATTCTTGACGTGAGGAACACCAGCCTCGAAAGCTTTCTGCAAAGCCGGTCCCAGTTTCTCGGCAATGGCGGGTAGCTTGCCTGACAGATGATCAACCAGGTTGGCTGTGCCCTGCGTAATAGCTTCCAAATTGGGACGCATCTGATGAAAAGCTGCACCCAATGATGTTGCGAGATTGATGAGCGGCTGTTGAACCGGTACCGCAATCTCTTTCATCGTGTTGACGACATCGTCCTTCATGAACGAGAAGTGGTCTTTGACCTCTTGACTCGTCGCTGCTGCTGCGATGGGGATAGCTGCCAGACCTGCTGTCACACCGGCCGACATCGCTCCTGCTGCTGCGGTCACTGCTCCCAATGCACCCGCTACGCCGTAGACACCTGCTCCGATGGCACCGGATGCGAGAACACCCAGAAACGGCGTAAGGGCCAATAGGGCTGGACCCATACGGGCTGCGCTGCCACCCATAGACGACATGCCACCGGCAATACGGTTGGCGTTGCCTGCTGCTCCACCGGCCCCGGTCAAAGCGTTCAAAATCTGTGTCAACGCTGCTGCTGCGCCTGCGTCCACGTCCAAACGGATACGAGCTGTGCGGTTACGTGCTACCGCTGAAATCGCTGCCTCTGCTGCTGCCAGACCTTGTACGGCAACGTTGATGTTGGCTGTGCGGTTGCGGATGAGGTTGCGGGCACGTTCGTTGATGCGGTCATCTGTGGCACGGACACGCACGTTGACGGTTTGATTGCGGAGACTGGCAAGTCTGGTTTGAAGCGCACTCAAAGCTGACGAATCGACATCGACAGTGACTTTGACTCTGCGATCACGTAAAGCTGTGACACGGGAATCATTGACATCAAGATCGACCTTGATTCGTCTGTCTCTGATCTTGTCCAATTTGCGCAACGAAGCATTATCGACATCGATGTCGACTTTGACTCTCTTGTCTTTCAAAGCTTTGAGTTTCGCTATCGCCTCGTCGATAGCTGCGAGGTTAGCTTTCGCCTCGATCTGAATTTTCACCTGATTTGCCATTACTGCGTGTTATTTCTCCTTCAATGTATTTTCTTTCTGTGTCTCCAAGAGCATCTCTATACCGATGTTGATTTCTTGGAGCGTCAAATCGTCAACACGGTCGTAATCCATGTTGTACTGACGCGCGAACAAGAGCTTCATCTTGATGTATTCGGCGTCAATCTCTAGTCTTTTTTTTCGTCTTCCGACTCTTCACCCGCGAAACCGTGCTCTGCGAATACTTCCGCTAGATGATCTGTTTCCAGCTCGAAAAAGTAGTCCTCGAATGCTTTCCTGTGTGCTGCGAACGACATACCTTTTGCTTTTTCTTTGTCCTTACGCAAATCTAGAACGTAGGCAAACGCTGCCTGAAATTCGTATGACTGATCTGCGTCTGCGATTTTTTCTCCTGATAGCTTCTCGATCATGTTGACTTCCCAAAGCTTCATCTCTGCATTTTTACTCATTACTGTTACCTTTCATGTTTTCTATAGTCCTGCTTCTGCAATTTTTACTGCTATTTCTTCTTCGATAATTGCTATGGCTCGTGGTGTGCTTTGAACTAGCGCTCTATCGAGCCAGGGATTAGGTCCTACTCGGTGAGGTCCATATGAGCCTCTGGCGAAACCGCCATCATGTTGTTTGGCGACATAGATGCCACCGCCATGACTTCTCTTGTTCGATCCCCCGGCTTTGACCGTGGCTTGCATGGCTGTGCTTTTGAGCTGGTGAGAGCCCTTCAAAGCTCCCGTGAACTCCGGTGCTTCGTCCATCGCATTGTCGAACATCAACGTTCCGATACGGTCGAAGGCAGAATTGAACTGTCTCAAAGAAGCCTTGAACTTCAAGAGCTTCGCAATAAGTTTGTCTCTGCCTTCGACCGATACCGAAATCTCAATCATTTACAGACCCGTACCGCTTGTTACCTTGTTAGGTGTTCCAACAACCTCGAACTCGTAATCGAAAGTTGCATCTTCACCAGCTTCTACGGATACATCAGGACGGAACGGAATACGTAACGTTCCTGTGTAACGTGGCTTCGATGTGCTTGTAGCGCCTGAAAGCGGTGCAATATCGAATGATGCTGATGCTCCTGCATTCACCCATAGGTAATCGTGCAATGAGCCTACTGAACCACCGTCGAATACCGCTGTTACCTGCAAGGTCCACTTACGGTTAGAACCTGCATTGTATTCCGCAAACGTAGTTGAATCGTTGTCTGCATCATCAGAAGTCATCTCGAATGAAACTACATCTGATACGTAGTCGGTCCCTGCAACCTTGAGCGCAAAGATCGACTTCAATTTCCCGTTGGCAATCGCCATTATAAATCTCCTTCATAAATATTTATTTCATTGGAAAACCCAATGTTTGCTACTAAAAGTCGTCCACCGTTACGGTCTTCGAGAGGAAAAGTCTCCACTTCGACCCCGTCCAAGTTTCTTACTACTGACCAACATTTGCTGATCATTTCGTCCATTGCTTCCCAGGACGAATCTTTATCTTCTAATCCCGCGACAATCGTGATGTTCATGCTGACGCGAACTGTGTTTTCTCTAGTGCTTACAGAACCTGAACCACCAGTGATGTAGCTTCCTTGCGGATATACCTGAATGTAGGGATAGTTTTGCTTCATCATCGCCCCCGCGTAAACTGTATAGTTCAACGCTCTGAGTTCATCGATAACGCTCTGCTTGTAGTCTTTCAAAGCTGACACTCAGAACCACCCCACATATTTACGCAGGATTGGATACGCGTAATGCATAGGATCACGAACGATTGTCGTAACGAAGTCACCACTAGGCCCATACTGGCCTGCCGATGAAGTGTCCTTGGTATCTCGGTAATACAGCTGTTGAGCTACACCCAGAAGAACAGTGTCATAAACATCGGCTGGAACCTTGACTTTGCGAGTCCCCAACCAAGTATCGATAAGACTTACTGCTGTAGCCAAGATTCGATCCAAAGTTTCATCGGTAACAGCTGTGTCACCAATGTCTTTAGGATTTCCGACGAATGCGCGTAGCTCAACAACTGTAATCATCAGGACCAAGTAACCTTTGCGATTCCCTTGCCGTCATAGACACCTGCTGCTAGGTATCCGTAAAGGCTGCGTAGTTCTGTAAGGTTCACAATGTTTGCGTCGCTCAATTCAAAGATTGAAGACTCCCACACCAAAATTGCCTCGTTGCTTACAACGTAGAAGCTGCCTGCTGCAAGGTTCGGACCTGAAACAACAGGTAGACCTGCAATAGCTGCGCTTCCTGCTGCACCTGCGGTTACAGAACCGTATGTGTTAGAGCCGTCGCCGTTCACCACGAACAATGGACGTCCTGTTGTATCAACAGTTGTCAAAAGTGCCTTGTGAACATCGCGGGACACGATGATGTGCGAACCTGCTAGGCCACGAGAGTTGTCATCGATCGCAACCAATGAGTCCTCTACAGCACCGATCCAACCTGATGCCGCACTTGCGCCTGTCACAGCTCCACGAGCAACAACGTTCAAGTTCGCGTTTGCGATACCTGTAAGAGTCGATGCAACCTTCGCTTCTGTTGCCTTTGCGTACTCAACGCTCAAATGCTTAAGAGTTGTGTTGAGCAATGGAGCTTTACCGAAACGTAGTGCCTGAACTGAAAGCTCTGCGTATCCACCGAAAGTTTCGATCGGTGCTGAGTCGGTTGTGATTGTTACCTTGTTGTAGGTAAGTGGTTCACCTTCGGCGGTCTGCTTCGCAACTGAGCCTGTACGAGTCGCAACCTTCGCGTACTCGATTGTTGTTCCTGAATCACCGGGAATTGAATCGTGTCCGAATACTGCACTTAGGGGACGACGCTTCTCGATGAAATTGAGTTCTTTGTCTACCCAGATTGGACGCAACGCGTTATCCGCTGTCGATCCACCTGTATAGGCACGAACCTGTAATGCATCGCGTGATGCATCTTTGCCGTTGTATGCTGCAACTACAGCATCGGCCAGAGTTTCGTCTGAACGAACCTCAATTGTTTCTTTGTTATCTAAAACGCTTACTTTACGATCTAGCTCTGCTACAGACTCTCTGAGTTCTGCATTCTCGCTAGAAAGCTTGTCAAATTCTTCTGACATGATTTGTTCATCATCTTCTTTCTGTTTGTTATTTTCGCGAACTTCTAAGAGAGTCGCACCGTAAATCGGTAGTTCCGCTAGAGAAACCTCTAGAAGCGAAACCTTTGTTCTTACTACAACTCCGTCTTCGTCCCTCTGCTCAATAGGAGAGAAACCAACGGAGAAACCTTTGATTTGGCCTGATGCAACCTGGTTGAGTACCTGATCACCTTTAGGGCCTTTATGGATTCGCGCAACTACCTTGAGACCTTGCTCAGAGCTGCTAGCTTCTTTGATATAGCCAATAGCCAAACCTTGATGCTTATAATCGTGGCGGTAATATACTGGACCCTCTGAGTTATCTTCGATTGATCCAATCTCGAAGCGCTCTTTGTATCCCCCGGCGCGAACCTCTGCTACCTGGCCGTAAGGCACTGCAAGCCCAACAACCTCTCTAGCATCTGCACGAACCTCTAGGATTTCACTTTCTCTAATTTCCATTTTCTGTGTTGTCTGCCGTAGCAGAGTCCTTATCTGAAATATCGTCCTGCTCCACCGGCTCAACGGCCAATGGTTCTAATCCTCGTGACTCTCTAACTTCATTAGGTGTCACGACTTTGTTGCTGATATCGATTGCTTCTGCCTGACGCTGCGCTAGAGGATCGAGACGCATTAGGTCTGTCTCACGCAAGCTTGCTGTTCTGCGACCCGGCAAAAGGTCACTGAGATGACTTTCAATCTCCAAGATGTAGTTCAAGAGCGTTCCCTGCAAGAATCGTGCATTTGAGTCCTGCAAGTTCTGGTAGGTGGTCGAAGACTGCGTCTGTGCTTCCATAGCCTCTGCTGGAACACCCAGTAGACGGCACATAGACAGGTTCACCTCGCGCAATACTTCGATGTATCGAGTTGAAGCGGGATCGAGATTGATCGACTCGTAAGTTAGACCTGACGGCAATACCGCTAGCTGCTGATTCTCCTTGACGAACTTGATGAAGCCTGCTGCTGCATCCTGCATATCATCTATGTTGATCTGATCGTTCGTCTTCAATACCCCGCGTGGAGTCGAAGCTGAGAACCACTGTTCTGAATACTTTTGAAGCATCAAAGCAAATCTGAACACCTGTGGCGCTGCCTGAATGGCACCGATACCTCTGAGCTTGCCCACAATCGGTAAGAACTTAAGGTGACGGATCGAGTCCCTAGGAATCTCTGTCTGACCGATGTAATAACGAACTCTGCCGTTACGCTTCTCGACTGCAACTTCCTCTGGGTCCAAAACCTCCAAAGCTGTAGCCTCATTGCGACCGTTGCGAGTCACACGCCAAAACGCTTCGCCATGAAGAACCATCGATGAGACAGTTTCTTGAATGAATGCCTTGCGAGACTGAAATGGATCGGGCCTGTTGATGAGACTAGAGTTCTCAACCTTGCGATCATCCAAAAATGTTTCGACCTCAAGCTCTGAGACAAGAGTCGATAGGTATTGGACTGCTCGAAAGACTATATCAATCTGAAGAAGTTCGTTTGCCTTCGGTAGATAAATACTTGAATGACTGGGTGGAGTGACACCAGATAGAGGGTCATAGCCCTCTGGTAATTGTTCTTCTCTAACCTGCATTGGGGTTACTACTTCTAACCCGAATAACCTTCTAAATGTACCCATAACGTTATCTCTATTGTAGCATTATTAGGCACTAATTGTTTGAAGTTTTGCTCTATTTCTGCTATCCGCCCAGTGCACAGCCATAACCATTGCCTTAATAGAATCAATGTCACCAGAAGAATCTTTCGGACTGATTCTGAAACCATCACCAGATGAGACAGTCAGGGCAATAGGTCTTTGCTTTCGCATCACATCATCGTCTTTATGACTCAGGCGATTGGTGGAGAACATCGAGAACGTCACCGATGTCGCCTGAGCTAGCTGAGGCATCGTGTAGAACTCCACAGGCAATGAGTAGCGCTCTCTGAGACTGACTCTTAGCTCCCTGAGCATGATCGCATCCATGACGAAGATGCCCCTGTGACTCTTGTAGAGCTGGCGGCAGATACCGATGAGCAGATCGGTGTTCGGATTCTTGATCTGAGCGACAACCTCTGTGTAAACCTTCCCGTCCACCCTGTTGGCGGCGACGATGGTTGCGAACTCCCAGTTCTCTGTACGGTCGATAGAGAAGACAGTTCCTCTCCTAGCCCCCGCCGGCACTCCCTGACCAGCCGTTTTGTTCCACATGCTCGCAGGTAGGAACAGGTTGTCCGACTGACCATGACGGCCCAGGACGTAACGACTCCACGCATGATCGGGCAGAGCGCCGTTCTCGTCCAAGATTCGTTGGAACGGGATACGCCCGCACTCGACTGCTGGATTGGCCTGCTCGACCATCTCACGGCTTCTGAGCGGGTAGTCCAGCGTTTCGGGAGCAAAGTACTTGAAGTACCCGAATCGTTCGTGCAGACCGGCCATAGCCTCTGTGCCGTGAAGCTCCAAGGTGTGCAGAAGCGTCGAAGTCTCGTCACCAGCCGATGTGATGCCGACAAGGATGCTGTCCGGTTGAGCCGTGAGGCCCATCTTCATGTTGGTGTAAACGGACTCATCGAGTAGGTGAACTTCATCGATGACAACGGCAATATTGCCCTCTGCGTTGAACGGAATCGACTGCAAAGTCTTCGGTTGCGTTGTGGCATAGGCTTTTAGCTCCGCAAGCACTCGACCATCCTTAGGCGTCAATTTGCGTTGCTGCCTGTTGATGCCATGACGTTTGGACAGTGCTGGAACCTGACGGAACGGCAACGTAACGCGCTCGTGAAGGATCTGAGCCTGCTGGACCGATGAGGCTACGCACCCCATGTACGTAACGTTGCGACCGTTCGCGGACTTGAGGTACCCAAGGAACATGAGCGCACCCAAGACGGTGGTTTTACCCACCTGGCGCGGTATCTCGATGAGCACACCTTCGCGATACCTGAGCTTCCCAGCTAGATGCGGGTCTTCATGGTCGTCGGGGTATGTCTCCAACACAGAGCGCATGAGCCAGATTTGCCAAGGGTCAAGCTCCTGACCTGGGAGCATGTAAAATTTGTTGACCAGATCGATGTCCGACTGCGTAAGTCTGGTGGTGAAGTTCTCGCTAAGGGGTTGGGTGTACTCGTTCGGATACAGCATCTAGCGCAGGTACTCCCCTAGGGCCTGCTCGTCGGGATCAACCTGCGATTCAAGCTCTGCCGCCAAAGCTGCTGCCGCCTGGCGATCCTTCTCCTTTGCAACCATCCCGTGAAGCTCCTTGAAGCTCATACGGAACTCCTGCGTCAATGTGCCCGATGTCTGAGCGTTACGCTGCGTCTTCTCATCAAGCGTCTTCGCCAACGTGTACAGCTGAACCACAAAAGGCTCAACATCATCATCGATGAAGCTCTCGTTCTTCGTAATGTACTTATCTATGCTGGATTCATAGCTGCGAACCGCTAATTTCTCCAATTTGTCATTATCTACTTCTTTTCTCGGCATTATCTCAATTCATTTCCTTTCGTTTGTACGCTGATGTCTGTGCGCTGCGCATATCTACATGCACACTGCCTGCATAATATGCACTGGTCCATGCATGGTTTTCGGTGTCCATGCATGGATTCGTCTCCCATTTTTGATGAAAGCCCTTGACAGCCCGTCAAAAGTAAGACGCTCCGCTCTTGGGGTCGCTATGTCTCCTCAAAGAAACGCACCCCATGCAGGAATGGATGAATATGCACTGTCATGCATGACGCCTGTTGCCTCATTCATTGCTATGCATGACCATCCATACGCTGCTTCTCAACGCAATGTCTCTCAACACTTCATGCTTCATCACGCTATCTATCTCATTCATGCTGCATTCCTTCTCTCAATGTATTCAATCTATCTTCTAACTCTTCTATCAGTCTTGCTATCTCTTTGGCTCTATGTTCATGGCTTTCTATCTCCCCCGCCAAGTCCTCAAACGGATCACTCACCAATCTTCATAAGCATCTTCTTCTCTTCATCGCTCAATGTTCTGTTGCATAATTGTTCGATATCTTCTATCTCTTTCATTGTCATTGCTTCATCCTTTCTTTTATATACTCAGAGGGGAACCAGTCAGGATTGAACCAAGTATTTCTTTGATCCCCCGGCATCTTCGCACCTTTTGATGTGTTGTGGAACTGACAGAGACTTTGCAGATTACTGCGGTCATACATTAGCTCTGGGAACTTCGACCTAGGCAAGATGTGATCAACATGTGAGGCCCTGGTATCGCATCCTTCTACAGCACAAACGTAACCATCTTCTTTCAGTACTTGCTGTGCAAACTTTGTCCACTTACCCGAGTGGATACGCTTATCGCTCATGGCTGCGCCACCAGGTATGTATTAGCACCTGAGCTGATAGCCCTCGTTGCGGTAAGACCATTAGCGAATACCTGCAACTGAACAAGAGATGTCACGGTAGGCGTATATGTCACAGATACCGATGGAGTCGAAGTACTCGATGAAACAGATGTTGCCAATACTGTTCCATCTGCAATGATGCGACATGCATTACCGGTGCTGCTGCCACCGTGCTGAGTCTGCCCTGTCAATGTGACCGTTGCACCCGCTGGAATCTCCAAACCGTTCGATGTAATGACGGTATCGGGATAACCAGACCTTGCAACCCAGTTCGTTACCAAAGTCCACGTTCCTGATGAGATGCTCTGCCCACCGTTTTTGTTGATACCCATTGCCACGAACGATGACCACACAGCTTCACTACCGACATAGATATTGCTGACCGCTGTCGAACCAATGTAGAACTTCGATGCAGTTGTCTCGCCTACATAGATCACGCTGTCACCACATAGATCGTGTTGGAATCTTTTGTTGCAAGAGCTGCATACTGTGCTGCTGTCATACGTTCGATCTTCGTCCCGGTCGAAGTACCGTTCACAAATCCCTGAACTGCTGAATCTGCCTTAACTAACGATGCCTGAGAAGTGCTGTTGAGAGAGACTGTTCTGTTAGCGGTTAAGTCTCCACCCCCGCTGAGTCCGGTACCTGCCGCGATGGTGCGTGACGTTGGTGCTGCCGATACATCTGCTGCTGCGAGTACAACCGTGCCGGTCTGACCGTTGACACTGATTACTCCCGCTGATGCACCGATTGCGGTCAAATCCATCCAACTAGATGCTGCTGATGCTGGTGACTTCTTGAGCATCCATAGAGTTTCGTTATCCGATTGAATCGCAACATCGCCTGGCTGCGCATCCAAAGCCAAACGAGCTGTAGAGTTCGCTGCTGTATATGTCTCACCGATATTGACTCGTGGCAATAGAGAAGTTGGAATCACTCCCCCAACTAATCCCGCTTTGGAATCGAGCGTTGTTTGGAGATTGGTGATATTTGCAATGCTGTGACCATGAGATGCCGCTGCTTTTGAATCCAATGTGGCCTGCAAATTTGTCACATCACTTATCGCATGATTGTGAGCTGCTGGCGCAAATGTTGTCGGCTTATTTGCTACATCTGTCCAAGTATATGTTCGTGCTTCTTCTGCTGTGAGCCTTAGTTCATGATCTTTCAAAGCTGCGTGCACAACCTTGTGATTATTTCTGTGTCCCGCCTGCCCCTCTTCCGGCTGCACCGGCAAATTGTTGATGTCGTCTTTCAATGTCATTTAGTCTTCATTCTCTCCTTCATTATTTAATGTGTACTGCATGAGCCATAATCTTTTGTTGCTGCATGTGCATTCTTGGTGTTCTTTGCAAGAATATTTCTTGATCAGGGAGTAAGTCATTTCTTATCCCCGGCGCGTTTGCGGCGCTGCTTCTCCAAGATCGCGTCTCTATTCGACCAATAGTTGACATAGCGACGCTCGTTGCATTGCTTTCTATACTCTTCGTTGTTGGCATAGCGGTCACGCTGTGCTTTACGACGCCTATCTGCCAAACGTTCATATGTCGCTCTACCGATCTGGCGAGCACACTCACGGCAATATGCGCACTTACCATCGGCGAGTGCTGAGTTCTTTCCGAACTGATCTAAATTCTTAGTTTCATTACATCTAGCGCATTTCTTCATTACTCTTCAATTTTACCATTATTGTACGAATATTTCTTTTGCTCTGAACATAGAAAGGGCCCCTCTCCGGGCTAAACCAATAAACGCGGAGAGGGGCCTAGATTTGATTACATAGGTGGCAATACCGTAATCGAGTTGAACCAATATGAATATAAACGAACTAACTCGATACAATTGTACCATTTTATGAAGGTGCCCCGCTCAAGTTAAGTTGACCTGAGCGGGGCGATGGAGCTAAACAACAATCGAAATGTTAGAAACCTAAGTATATCAAACTTTGCTCATGTATTTTCTGATCTTCGGTTCTCGCTGAGAAACTATAACCTCAAAATCGTAATCTTCGCTGCTGTCTCTGAGTCCCCTCACAGAACCAGACCTAGGCGCGTTGAGCTTCTGCGTATGGCTGTGAACCTCTGGCTTAGACAGACGCTTAAGACGCTGACGTAGCTTCTTAGGTACCGGCTCACCCTCTGGCGCAGATTCGTTCCACTCCGAAAACTCCTTGATTACTTTTTTCCACACATGAGACTGAGACTGAATCCACGTATCTATTTCTATCTGCTCTTCAATTGTGTATGTCTCAGGAAAGTCTGTTTCATCTACGAACTCCATATCAACCTGCCTATTCTTCTTAGTATTCGAGTCTCTGAACTCGTTGTTTATCTTACTGATTATTGCATTCACAAGCTGAGAGGTCGAATAATCAGGATGAGCCTGCTTCTGCTCTGCGTAATGAATCATGGAATCGGCCATGAAGTCATCGAGCAACGTTCCATACAATCCCCTGCGACCCTGAATTACCTCTCTTAGCTTCTTGATCACATCATCTTCAACAAAGCTTGAAGGATGATCGATCCCTACGACGGTTGTAAACGACTCACTAGTTTTCCAGTACATAACCGGTCTTTGGGGTGCTTGGCGGTTATATCCTTTTTCGAGCTCCCTCATTATTTGACGTACATGATTTTGATGCTCCTGAACCCCCGGCTGCATCCAATCCTCACTAGGCACGTATTCATGACTCAGACCAATGGTATGTTGGCGTCTGTGCTTCACCCCTACCGTTTCTTCATCCTCAAAAATTTCTTGATCTTTTTCAAGAAAAAGTGTGCCGTTTTGGTCATTTTTGGGGTTACTAGTAGTGAGTGTGTTTGGACCTGCTGGTTCTTCAAGGTCAACTGTAGAAACAATAGGAACAGAGAGTGAGGGGGAATACTTCTCCCCATCGTCCAACCACTCCGTATATGAATCTGTAAACCACAAGGGTAACTTTCCAGAGTAGTGGAGTGCGGAACCAATGACCCTGTTTGCTACATGCTCTATGGCCTCATCAATCCAAGCATCAGAGTCGGATATTTCAGAGGAAAGTAAATCTCTCACTTCCCCCGGCAGATTTTTCTCGAATAGATCGAGACTGTCCAACAGTGCATCACGGTATGTTTGCATTGGATGAGATTCGTACAGATTTGCGTCCTGCTTCTTTAGACGGTTGAAGACAGCCTGAACGTACTTCATTTTGTTCACTCTTCGACGCCTGCCAATCGGAACCAGAAATAATGCTGCTTTTCATCGAAGCGCATCTCACGTTCCAATACACCATCACGAACCAGACGCTTCTTACGATTTGCGATACGCTTTGGCCCTACACCCAATAGTTTTGCTACATCTGAGCTGTCGATTCGGAACCATTCTGATTCTTCGCTTAGCTTGATGCAATGCTGCAACAGGATCAAGTCCTGCGTGTCCACCAATAGGTGGGTTTTCGTTTGTAACCAATTCTTCAAAATAATCACTTCTTTCTTTTTGATAGAAGAGAACCCCTTGACTTCCAGCCAGGACATCAAGGGGTTCTCGGGATTCTCTATCAAAAGAAATCTGTGTGAGTTGTTTCCTTCCGCCTGGCTTCGGTTGGTGAATCTCTTATGCTCAGTATAGCAAATATGTGCGACTATTTCTTGAACGGATCGACGATCTTGCTATCGCTCGCAAGCGCAGCTCGCTCCTCTTCCGACAGGCTGGCCCACCACTCACGCAGGCGCGTCGGGGCATTCTTCGGCTTAGACTGCTTTTCCTCATCCATTGCTGCCTCTTTTCGTTCCCGCCATTGCGGATTAGGGGTTATGCAGGTGCTTTTGCACCCACTATCTCGTCAACGGTTGGAGTTCCCGCATTGTTCCCGTCTGAGCAAGAAAGTTTGATGACTTAATAACGTTTTCGGCCCATGCCAGATGACCTGGTTCGTTTTGTCACGTGATGCCCCAACAGGCGATTCGGGGCTGAGAGCTTATTGACGCTTTGGCCTATGCTGCACCCTAGGTAAGGCTCCGTTCGTGGCTCTGCGTTTAACTCAGCCTCTATGATTCTATTCGACAATGCGTCAAAGATTTCTGGAATCTATTAAAGATTACTTTGGGTAATCTTCTAATCATTCGACAATTCATCGCGACAAATCGAAACCCCCGACATATCGCCGGGGGCTTCGGAGAAATATTCTCAGAACGCGTTTCTTATATCATTTTCTCCTGTCTGTATGTAGGCACGCAGAGTAATAGATGGGTCCGAATGTCTGAGCTGCTTCGATACAGCCACCACATTGACTCCACGGTTCAGGAGAGTCGTAGCGTGCCAATGACGCAGCATGTGTGGATTCAGTTGTATCCCATGCCTTTTGCCCCAATGATGCATCGCTGCTCGTACGCTGCCAGGTGTATCGGTCGTATCGAGACCTTTGACCCGCTCAGCCAGCCATTGAGGGACTATCACGACTCCATCGAAGGTTTTCACCGATGCGATGCGTACAACATGCTTCCCGTCCTGCCAGAACTCCAAGACTTGACGGTCCACCACCAGCCGGTCCCCGTTCAGTTGCTTCGAGGTGATCGCACACGCTTCGCCCAATCGCAGACCCCCGTACATCATGAGCAAGGCCCGAAGTTCGTACTTGCACTGCATCAGAGCGAAACGCAGAACATCTTCGCTCGGGAGGTCGTAGCGTCTCGGTATCCCTGGTTGAATTTTCAACTTAACTCCGAGTACCGCCCGTATGGCTGTGACAGTCGATCTGCGGGTGTTGACGTTCGATATGTCCAAGAGCCTGGCTTCAAGCTCTTCGAGGCTCAGAGAGTCGTCTACAACCCCGATACGTGTCAGGAACCGTCTATAGCTCTCCACGGTCGAATCTCGTAGGTCTCGTTTCCTCTGAGCTGACTTGAGCAGTGCTTCGAGCTTGCGTGCCACGGGTTCACCTTTCGATGCATCCGTAAGTTCCCTGCTCACGACCCGTATGCCACCTGACCAGCGTGTTTACGTTAGGCTGGCCGACGTGCCAATTTATGCCGCCTACGGATCGAACATGCATCCGGAGCAGATGTTGCAGCGTTGCCCCCACTCACCGCTGTCGGGAACCGGGTGGCTGCACGGGTGGCGCTTGACCTTCGGCGGTGGCGACATCGGCTGGGAGGGCGCGCTCGCCACGATCGTCGAGGACCCGGACTCACAGGTCTTCGTGGTGCTCTACGACGTCTCCGACGAGGACGAGGAGAGCCTGGATCGGTGGGAGGGCTCGGAGCTCGGCATCCACCGCAAGATCCGGCTGCGCATCGAGACCGGAGGCGAGCCGGTCCTGGCGTGGCTCTACGTTCTCGACGCCTACGAGGGTGGCCTACCGTCGGCACGCTACCTCGGGGTCATGGCCGAGGCAGCCGAAATTGCCGGTGCCCCAGCCGAATACGTGCGCGACCTGCGCACCAGGAACAGCCGCAACGTAGGACCCGGTACAGCCTCGTAG